ACTCACAGCGCAATGGCTAAAAGAAAATGGTTACCTTGCAGACTAAAGAAAGATGCCTCAACTATTCCAGACATGGCAGACACTCCTGTAAAGGAAGCGCCAGCGAAGAAGGAAAAGTTTGAATGGGCAGACGAAGGTTTGTCCGCATTGGTGCGTGTTATTATTCTTGGGTGGTCTGCAGCAATTCTTACACTTAATTATGTAACTGTTCCTGGCATTCCACAAAGACAAATTGATCCGACTTTTATAGCCAGCGTTTTTACAACGACTTTAGCTACGTTCGGAGTCCAAGCGTCTAAAAAGAAAGAAGACGACAAAGATAAAAAACGTGAGGAAAAAACAGATGCAAAAAGTGATTAACGCAGTGGCACTACTGTCGGGACTAGTATCCCTAACAGTAGTTGGCACCACCACATATGTGTACTTGAATAAAGATTCGATTACTGAACGTGCCATCGAGAAAGTTACGAAGGCAGCGACTGATGCAGTGACTAAAGCACTGCCAGGTATTGTAGACGGTGCAATGCCTGAAGTACCGAAACTCCCAAGTGCTACAGGTGGTGCAATCCCTCTACCCTGATGGATATCCCACAGATTAGTACAGATAGCATCAGGATTCGTGACCTTGACATCGGTCCAATTAACATTTGGACTGCTCCAGAGGCACGAATCCCTGGTGTTCCTCCCATCTATCCAGTCACCAATCTGATTGGTGTCCCTGTCGTGGACATGCCTGGCTGTGTGGAGGCACATGAACGTAATGACAACAATCAATTAGAGGTTGACGATCCGAAAGGTGTTAAGGTGTACTGTGATGCAGGCACACCGTCGTTCAATCCTATGGATTATAATAGAAGTAAGTTAAAGCTTGAGCGTGAGACTCCAGTGCCACCTATTGGTGCGCCACCAGATAAGAAAGCACCAGAAGCAGAGGCACCACCATCAAAGACTCCAGACACAAGTGGAGCAGCATCAGCAACTGTTGAATGTCCTACCCAGAAGCAATTGTCAGAGGAACCTGTTGGTTTCATCTTCGACAGTGGTAGGAAAGAAGTTACTGGATATAAATTAGTCGGCAATCAATGTATTCGTGAGGTACGTGATGTACCTATCGTTGAACAAGCCATAAATGGATTACCCCCAACGGGGACCGTAATCACCACTGGGGGTATTGCTGTAGTTGCTACTACATCTGCACTGCTTGCTAAACCTTTTGCAGATATACTTCTGAAGGTGATCAAACCTACAGTGAAGAAAGTATTGAAGAAGGTTGCTGCAATCAGAGGAAAGAAACTTAAGGTCCAGTCTGTAGAGGACCGCCGAGCAGAGCAGCGGGATCGGAATCAAGCGATTGCAAAACTTCGGTCTGTGAAGGCGAAGACGAAGAAGTAGGAGGGATCTTGTGTACGTGTGGAACCATGAAGTTCACACCTACTACCTGTACATCCTCACATACCTTGGCGTATCTAGTACCAGGAGCGAAGCGAATTCCCTCCTTTAACAATTGTCCACAATTCTTAAGTCTCGCGATCTCAAAATCTAATCGCTTGTTAGCAGCGAGTTGACTGTTCAATTGGATCTGTGTTTCTGCTGCTTTCTTACATAGATCCTGTAGTTTCCTATCAGTAGGTGTACTCCATGTCATAGAGAAACCTAGACCTAAACTATAGTTATCTTTCTGTCCAGTTCTAGTTTTTTTATGGAAGAGGATGTCGCCAGGATTATCAATTATGCCATCCCCCATTGGGTTCCCATCTTCATCGAAGGCACCACGAGTATCAGTAATATCATACACAGGGTCATTGTAATATGGTTCCCAAGGTTTAGAAGCTGATGCAGTTCCTGTTACATAGGGAGTAAAATTACGGGTGGGTCCTTGACACTGGATTCCTCCACCATAAGTATTGGTAATGTAAGGACCTTGTAAAACCTGAATGGCTTGATTGGTCACCGAGCCAGAGCTATTAGCTACTGGACTTGCTGTTGCACTTACACCCCCCACAGTCTCGGCATTTACAGGGACAGTTACACTTGCAGCTAGGGCAGATAGACATAGTGTTTTTATTGTGAGAAGATACTTGTTGTGTCTGTGACGCTTGTAACCTCCGTCACCCTTTGGATGATCGTATGGTTTTGTAGTCCTGGTCCTGAATACGTTTCGGTAAACTGGAACGCTTGACCTGGTGATGTTTGTGTGAAACTTGGTTTTGAACCCACGCCAGTCCATGTTGAATTCACTCCTTCGATTGATACAGAATTACTAGAAGTGCCAGGGGAAAGATTCCCACTAGCAGATACGCCAGATCCAGTAGCAGAATATTGATATCCTGTACTATAATCCATGCTATTGATAGTTTCAGTTATTGTTTGGGTCGTCTCCGTGTGGCTCGTCATTGAGCCCTGTGTGAAGTTTGGGACCACGGGGACCGCCTGGGCAGCGACAGCAGTAGTCAAGACTGCCGCCGCACTTGTCACAATAGATGTGATTGTCTTTCCAAAACGGGTCATTACGGATGTCCTCAATCAATTACAGTGACCTCGGAAACAAATTGTCCCACGCCACTTGTACCAGCTCCACCAGCGGTCACGGTTAGTACACCTGCACTTGTTACAGTACCAGCTAATGTACCAGCAGTACCAGCAGTGTAGGAAGTAACCGAACCGAAGTTAGGAATTGCACCTACAGTAGCTGCACTTGTGGGCACAGCATCAGCCTGTGTATATGACTGACTAAATGAGAACGCAGCACCTGCTGTGTCTTGAGTAGCAGCAATAGTGCCAGGATTATATACACCAGAGGTGATCGTGCCAACAGAAACTGTGCCTGCTGTGTTACCGTCAGTAGTATCAATGTTTGAACCAGAGATACTAAATGAGGAACCAATTCTCGTGGCAGTAGAACGTGCTGCGTCTACGTTAAGTTGTACACTCGACGAGTGTTTAGTAACAAGTCCACCAGCCATAGCAGGTGATGTCATCAGAAGCATTCCAAAAGCTGCAATTGCTTTTTTCATTTGATCTAAATTTAACCACGTATTTATTTAGCTTGACAACCTATGTCAACCGTGATACAATTCTGGGCGAGATGCAACTCAACTATGACTGAAGACTGGCGCTACAGTGAAGACCGCATGGATATTAGATCAAAGGTGTATGCTCTACTTCTTAAGAAATTTGGATCCGAGCTCAAAGAAGATGGGTCACCTGTCTACAGTCAGAAGAGTATTGTGGAATGCTCCCACGACTGGGTGTCACAAGGCAACGTGAGGACAGATGGAATAGTGGCATACTACAAGGCATATTATGCGCCTAGGCATATTGACGTAGCATAGATACTGTGTTACTATACGATGGTTGACGCATGAAACACATGACTATCGCTTCATTGGTTGGTGCTAGTGTCGCCGCCACAGCAGCTCTCGCAGCAGGATTCACCTTCCCACCCCAGCAGGTTCCTCCCACAACAGAAGAAGATGTTGTTGAGATACCTGTAATTCCACATGTTCCATCATGGAAGTGTGAAGACTGCACCCCACAAGAACAGTATGTCCTCGAACAACTCCAAGAACACACCCGTATCACTGATCGTAATGCTCTTGCTACGATCCTGGGCAACATTAAACAGGAGAGCAAGTTTATTCCCAACATATGCGAGGGAGGGGCTCGAGTTTCTTACGGGGATTGCTATAGCGGTGGCTATGGTCTTATTCAGTGGACCAGTGTAGGACGTTATAACAATCTCGGTAACTTCTGTGATAAATACGGCTGTGACCCCAGCAGTCTGGAAGGTCAGACTCGTTACATGATTAACGAGAACATCTTCCAACGCTACCTCCCTGAATTTGAGGGCAGTGGTAAAACTGTCCGACAATACATGGTTCCTGCCTACTATTGGTTAGGATGGGGTATCGAAGGTGCTAGGGAGACCTACGCTTATGACTACACTCGTCGCTTAACTCTTTCATGACATATCCAGCACCAAAATATCTCGAAGATGATCCTTGGTTTGGACCTGCTTACTATAGCGAGAAGCAGGAAATTTTAAAAGCACAATACGATCTCTGTGTAGCAGAAAAACTGCTACTAGCAGAAGAAACCACTGGTGTTCCTAATGATATTCACGAAGTGATGTATCAGATTGCCACTGGTAGTGGTAAGACAACAGTACAACTGGACCCATTGACTGGACTTGGAGGTGGATCAGAACAGATCCAATCTGCTCCTGGTGGATGGATGTCTGGAACAGGAAATCAAGAACTATTTGGTTGACAACCACTACACTGTATGCTACTATATACAGTGTTCAAGAGGTTGCAAAGTCTGTTGTTTTGGACAGGGGTTCGATTCCCCTCACCTCCACTCATGGGGGTGCCATGGTTTCGACAGGGCAAAAAGGTTGTAATTGTTGACGGAACAAAACCATAGATGCAAACACATCTGACTCTGCTGCGAATAACATCGTAGCATTCTCCCGCAGCACCGTTGCTGCCTGAATGGGAGATGGGGGATAAGTTATCCTTCTAATCCAATAACTCTTGGGGGTGCAATGCCCCTTCTTTATGGGCACGTAGCATAATGGATAATGCATCACTCTTCTAAAGTGCCGATTGCTGGTTCGAGTCCAGCCGTGCCTGCCAGGGCGATTAGCGCAGCGGTAGCGCACCTCCTTTACACGGAGAGGGTCGGGGGTTCGATTCCCTCATCGCCCATAGTATACCTATACTAATGAACAAAGAAAAAGTAAAAGACCAGCTACATGAGTTGCATTTAGAGCTGGCATACATCAGAGGTATGTTGGAAAATGTTAGTAATCAGATGCAAGAATTGCAACAAATTATTGGAGAGTCATCCCACCAAAACCAGGTGTTGCGGGTGCCCGAATCTTACGAGCATCCGTGGCACCAACATATCAGGGAAAGATCTGTCTCTTGTGGAGATTGTATCGGACCAGAAAGAAAAATCTACACCGAGTCTGTCACCACAAGACTTGGTTTTTCAGGAGGAAAGGCGTCAACGAAAGGTCCGACGCATTGACTTTGAAGAACGGTAAAATCATTTAACATCAATCATGAAAATTTTTCTCGACACAGCAGACTTCGGTGCTATCATCGAACGTTCTCGTACTGGCATCATTTCTGGCGTAACAACAAACCCTACGCTTGTTCGCAAGCAAGGTGTACCATACAGAGATCTTATTGCACAGTTGTGTGATGATTCCTTTGGGTTTGAATCTGTATCAGCAGAAGTTAATGGACACACAGCAGAAGAACTTCTGGAAGATGCCGAGAACTACATTGGTCTAGGTGAAGCAGTCACTATCAAGTTGCCTCTCCACATGGAGGGTCTGATCGCCTGTAAGGAGTTGTCTGCTCGTGGCGTCAAGACTAACGTGACCCTGTGCTTCTCTGCTGCTCAAGCAGCGGTGACCGCTTTGTCAGGTGCCACATATGTCTCCCCATTTGTGGGCAGATTGAATGATAATAGTGTCAGTGGCGTGGAACTGATCCGTGCTATCTCTGGTCTCTATTGTACCCAAGGGCAGAGCACCAAGATCCTTGCTGCCAGTTTGAGAGATGTCCACCATGTCTCCCGTTGCCTGCTGTATGGTGCTAACGTAGTCACGTTGCCTGTATCAGTGTTTGACAAAATGTACAACCACGTTCTAACTGACGCTGGTCTAAATATTTTTGAACAAGATTTCGCCCAACTTTCTAAATGACATACACCATCTATTCAAAGCACGGTTGTCCTTTTTGTGAGCAAATCAAATTGCTTTTTGAATTGAATGAGTTTAGGTTTGTTGAGTATAGACTAGGTAGAGACTTCACTGGCAGTGAGTTCTATGATCAGTTTGGTGTTGGATCTACCTTTCCTCAAATCTTGATGGGTGAAAAGGCACTTGGTGGATGTACAGAAACTATCAAGTATCTTCAAGAACAAAACATTTGTTGTAACGTATGAAACAAGTAGAAGAAATGCGTGAGGTTAGTGAGGAAGAATTCCAAGCTAACTTCGATGCTTACATGGATCTCATTGAGAACCAGGGTGAGCACTTCCTAGTCCGTCGCTCGGACGGCAGTGCAGTCATCGCAGCACCGATCACAGAAGAGATCGAACCACTGCTTGACATTATGCCTGAATTGCCCTATGATGATGACGTTCCTGGAGACCCCTCCTTCTAATGAAAATCCTTCTTGAGCGTTTCCCCTACCGCTACGTTGAGTGTGGTACACTGGAAATCAATGGGATGCCTGACTTTCGTATTCAAAAAGCAAACGAGTACACCAAACGGTACTCCGACATGTACCTCCTTGATAATCAGATGCAACTTCTGACTGCCATGGAGGATTTTGAATACACGAAGTGGTTAGATCCCGAAAATGTCCCTTGCTATGTTAAAGAAAATGTCTCGTCTCGCTGAAGCAAAAGAACTAGTGCGCCAGGAACTACTGGAGGCACTGCAAAATAAAAGTGGTGACTCTGTTCGTGATCTCTTTGAGATCTATGACAAACTGCGTACCATGGCACCTGTAGAAACTGGTATGGTTATTAACTTTCCCAGTGAATACCCAGACTATGATGAGTCTGCTTACAACTTCCAGTTGAACTCTGACTATCTGTCTTCTACTAACGTAGAGACGTTTGGTGCTGCTGGTCCTGTCGCTATGCCTTTTGAAGGTATCGGTACTGATGTGCTAGACTTTGGTGGTGATACCATCATCTCTGGTGCAGAAGGTGTGGATACCATCACCTTCAATACCGATGAGAAGGATGAGGATAACGACACCATTAGTCTTGGATAGACTCTAAACTTACCCTGGTGGAGCTGGGTAGTTTCTACTGCTGGTCCAGTCTCGGATAGACTTTAAACTTGCCCTGGTCGGGATCCTCTCGGGTTTCTTGCTTCTCCTAAAAAGCAAGTGGTGCGGGTGATTTGCTGCCGCCTGGTTTCTTATTTCCAGTCAAAGAATAAGTGGCGAGCCTAGGGGGAAGTAACGCTCTCCCACCCTTGCGGGATTAGTTTAGAGGCAAAACTAAAGGTTTCCAACCTTTCGTCACCAGTTCGATTCTGGTATCCCGCTTTAGTACAGAGAAACTGTCACAAGGGCATTGACTTTTGTGACTTCCCTGTGCTATATACTTACTCACGAAGACACGTCGAGTCTTCTTTCATCCGTAGGTTAAACTCTACGAGACATACTTAAAGGAACAAACATGATCAAATCTTTCTTCGCAGCTGGTGCTGCCCTCTCTCTTTCTGCTGGCGCTGCTGTTGCAGGACCCTACGTTAACGTGGAAGCAAACTCTGGTTGGAGTGGATCGGACTA